ACACCCGTTGCGGGCGCGGCGCCCGCCCCCCGCCCGCTTCGGGGGCGCGGGGGGCGGCTGATATATAGGATGATGCAGCCATCCCCGCCAGGGCCACCAGTACCGCCATTACCGCCGATTCCCCCGGTTCCGGCGGTGATTGATACCGTGTAATCCGAGGAATCTGTGGAGCCAACGGCAAGTCCTCCTGAGCTGGCACCGCCGCCGCCATAACCACCGCGGCCACCTTTGCCATACTGGGCAGGCTTTTTGGGCGTCAAGGTTGGTGTCGCGCCATTTACACCAGATGCAGCAGTAGCCTTAATTGATGAAGATCGTACAGACACCGATGCATCGGGTCCGGGGCCATTACCATTTTTACCGGCAGCTGCACCTGCACCTAAACCTCGGCTATACCAAATGTAGGCGCCGTCATTCTCTCGCGTCTTCATAGCAACACGTTCTGGATCATCCGGGTCAGTTTCGGTCAAGCCTCCGTTCCAGGTATTGCCGTCCTCATCGGTAACGTTTTCGGCTGGATCAAAGAGCTGGACAGTATCACTGTTGATGGTTGTAACTGTGGCCGCCTTTCCTGCGCCTTTTCCTCCAGGGATTCCTTGGTCACCGGTCCCTCCGTATTTTTCCCCGGTGATGGGATCTGTGTATCCGGCCTCTGAGGCTTGTGCTCCAGCCGTGGTTGCAGAACCAAGCGTTGTGTCGCTTCCAAGAGCGCCCTCCGGATCATTCGGGTTATAGGAGGCTCCCAGGCCACCAACGCCGCAGCTATATACAATAGAGTCTATCCCGGAGATATCCAGAGCCCCTTCAAGGATTCTGGCCCCCGCGCCCGGTGCGCCACCTTCTCCGCCCGCTCCGCCATTTGCAAGTCCGCAGCCGCGTAACTGGTTCTCAAATGGTGGAGGATTGGTCCAGGATACGGACGGTGATGTACCGACATCCCCGCCTTTTTGCCCGCAATGGCCGCCCTGGGCCCCGCTGATCAAAACATAGCGGATCAAAGTTGTTTCAGTAGGAATTTGATAAGTCCCTGATCCGGTGAGTACGATGCGTTCATCAAATGTTTTGAAATCATCAACTTGCGAGGGAATAAATCCAATTCGCATTTCGGCATTCGCTTTCAGTGTTGAGGACATGTTTACATCCATCGACTCAATACAAGCAGAAACGATTTCGTGATCGTATGGGTCCATGACCTTTACAACTTGTCCGGGCTTTTCCTTTTCGGTCAGAAACGAAGCTTGAAGCGTTTTATTGCAAGCATAGAAGCTCGCTAGCCGTTCAGCAACCGCAACTGAATTCACTAAAGAAACAAGTGTGGCATTCTCTTTGCCTTTTTCATTTTCAGGTACATTTTCATTGATTACCTTTGCAATTTTTCGCTTGTTGTGGATATATTTCAGCCCCGTAAGCGTCCCTGTACCGGCAGAGATTTTTGCGTAGTTTGCTCCGCTTTCCAAAACGGAAAATCCGGAAGCAGACAGGGTATGCATCGGCTCATTGAAAATGATTAGATCGCCGTTCTGAGCTGTGCCATTAAACAACTCCTGGCTTTCTTGTCCTTCCGCAAACTGATGTTCAATGACAGAGATCGCGCTAATTTTTTGATTATCTGTAACTGAGCCAACCATGTCCGTCTTTTTCGCATCTATTGTCGATATGGTTCCGTCCCAAAACGTCTCCACTCGCAAAACACCATTCAAATCGGTAGTAAGACAAGCGCCAATAGCAAACAGGACTTGATTGAGATTGTCTCGTGCGGAGCTGTTCGGTGGGCTACAATAGGGGAGCCATCCATACACCTTAACATTCTTTAGATTGCTTTTTACAATAACGGGGATTTCACCGCAAATATTCTTTATGATTGATTCTGCGGTCTGTCCGGTGTAAATTCCGCCGGGATGGAGCATAGTGTCTAGCTTGGATACCGCTGATATCGCATACAGATGATAGGAACTAGGCCCAGTTCGTTTGATACTATCTACATAGAGGGTTTGTCTTTGCTGATCTCCATGGTAGTAAACCACCTTTTCCCCAATGGTAGCCAAGATTGTGGAACTATCCAGTTGACTATTAAAGTCACAATCAAGCGTGTCCATTTCCAGGACATCGTTTAAAAGAGAAGTAGTTAAATTGACGTTTCCGGACGTCAGATTATAAATCCCCGTTATTTCTATATCACCAACGAGAATTCGATTAACTGCCATTTCTTTACCTTTCAATCAGAGGGAATGTGATTCCACCCCATAACTCTTTCCCATTTCTGGTCTTGATTAGGAATTGGGCGGGGATGTTGTTTGAATACATTTGCTTTGTTACATCTCCGCCCTCCATAGGGTCTGTATATGTAACTGTGACATACTCGGGCAGAATAGAGGAGAGAACGAGGCTTGCTTCTTCTAGCGTCAATGGGCGGCAAGTAATATCCAATCGATATTTTATGGCTATCCGATCTCTCGTAAGAAACGCATCATCGATTGAGCGTGTGGCATTTGGGCCGTCTACATCAGCCCTTTGCCACTGTACGCCGCCGAACGCAATATAAGGCGTCAAATCCGTTCCGTTTACAGTCAATGTCACGTTTTATCCTGCCTTTCATGTAATGGGAGAGCCCTTTTCTCGCTGCGTCTGTTGGTTGTATTTGTACAGGCTCCTCGACACCTGACGGCCATCCAGAGAAACTGTTGTATCTTTATCGTTGACTGCCTTAGTAATCATTGCACCGATTGCCATGACCGCATTGATGACTCCGGTATTAGCAGAAGCGATACCGTCAACGATTTGGTCATTGTTCGCCACCGCTGCTCGGTTGCCCATTTGACCAACTAGCTCAGGCCCATCCTCACGGGCAATGAACATTTGCCCATGCTCGGGGAAGCCGCCGGAGGCGTATGCAGTGATATCCTGAACAGAATAGCTGTTGGCCGAACGGGAGGAAGAATTTTCCGAACTATACGATGCGCCATTCCCGAGATTTTTGATGGCATCTTGCAGCAGGCCAGAACTGGTGAATCCCTTATACATGTTATCTGCCATTTGCTTTCCTAGATTTTCAAACTGGCTCATATCAATAGATTGGCTAAAATGATTGATTTCCGTTTTCAAATCTTCCATTCCATCAATACCGGCGTCTCCAACTCCAGATTCTTCTTGCTTTAACCCAATAATAGAATCTGTAAGACCTTGAGTTTCACTTTGAAGATCACTGTATAGCTGAACCGATTGCATGTATGTTTCCTGTGCGGCTTTTGCCGCTTCGGTTTCTTTCTCTCTTGCAGCGACAAGTTCTCTGGCTTTCCCCCAACTGAAAATGTCTGTTTCGTTGAGTTCTTTTTGTGTGTTATTTAATGCTTCTGCGGCCGCATCATAATCCTTTGCCGCCTGTTGCATATCACGCATTGCCTGATATTGCTCTTTATAACTCTCAACAAGCATTTCTCGCAGGGCTTCCATTTTGGCCTCTCGCTCCAAAGAATCAATCAGCTCGTCAACGGCGGCTTTACTTTCTTTAACTCGTTGTGTTGTTTCATCAATTTCCAAATGTAGCCCATCAATGTTCAAATCGTTCAGGACTTGAACTTTTACCGCCATTTGATCTAATTCATAAGCAGATGCATTTGCATTATCGTTAATGGCATAAATTTCGTCTGCAAGCTGTCTGGCAACTTGGAAATCAGCAATAGACGAATCAAAATCTTCTAAACGATTTTTCATATTATTAAACGCTTGGTCTGTGCGTTCAGACGCTTCTGTGCAACGGTCAAGAATGTCCGCCATGATTGCAAAATCTTCTGACGCCGCATACGCCGCATTTGCTGCCGCTTCTATACCAACAATTTCGAGAACAATGCCAACACCAAGTCCGATAACGGCACCAGCGGCAGTACCAATAACAGGAACAACGGAGCCGATTCCCGCACCAGTTAATACAGACCCGAGTATTGTCATCAGTCCACCAGAAAGAGTTGCAGCGCCCTCTTTAATTTGTGCAGTAATTCCCATAATCACAAGAGATAATCCAACTCCGATTACTAGCCCAAAAGCGGCTCCAGCTCCTCCAGCAATGACTGCGCCGATGCCAAATCCAGCCAAAGCTCCGCCAATGAGGCCCATGATCCCATTTCCAATGTTAAGACCATCTTGAAGAATCGACGTGATAGACGAAATCAAGAGAGACACGCCAATTCCTGCAATTATGCCACCAAGAACCCCTTGCGCAGGATTTAGATTTTTTCTGAATGCAAAGTATCCGCCAAGCGCTCCTCCAGCCAATGCACCGCCAATAGCACCTAAAAGGACATTCCCAAAGTTCAGTCCGTCTTTGATTTGAGAGGCAATGGACATGACCATCAAGGAAAGTCCAAGACCGACAACAGCTCCAAGCAGCATTCCACCAGCCCAAGTGAGGCCAAGTTTCTTAGCCAAAAGTAGGCCAAGTCCAGCCCCAGCAAGTGCTCCTCCAGCTGCGCCTTTTAGGATGTTTTCCCATGTTAGTCCATCCCCAAAAAGAATGTCTTTTACACTGTCAATCAGCAAAGAAATACCTACCGTGAACATCAACCCGCCTAGCAAAGCCTTAAGGCGGCCGATATCTGTAAACAACGTCCTTGCAATTCTCCACGCAAGCAGTGCAGAACCGATGGGAATGATATAGTTGTCAAGCAAGTCTTTCAAAACAGGTTTGATTTCGTCCACTTGCTTTTTTAACGCATCAAGGGCGGTTTTGTCCCAAATATTCGGGATTTCAAGATCATCGGTCCATTTTCCAGCTTCTCCAGTATCCAATTTGATTTCGTTGGATGCCCCGATGATATTTAGTTCATCGATTCCTAAAAGCTGCTGCTTTAGCTTTTTTAATTCGTCAGTTGTATCGCCAACGGAATCGGCAGCGGAGTCAGCATTTTCTTTGATATCTTCTCCCCAATCATTGGTCTCCCATTCCGGCATTTCAAATCCGACCAGAACAGCAAACCGTTGAATTGCTTCCGTCAATATCTCAACAAATGCTTGAACCCATGGAATTACCTGAATGAGGATAGGGACAAACACCGTGCCAATCGCTCGACCAAGCTGAGTAATTTGCTGGCGCAGCACTCTCATAGCATTTGCGGGGGATTCCAAGGTTTTTGCGAAATCTCCAATAGCCCCGATCCGGGAGGCCCCCTCCATCAGAACCAGGCTCCGCAGTAATGCCTTTTCCTGTTCTGTCATAGACATAACGCTTTCATCAATGCCATGAGCAAGCGCATATTCCTGTAAGGTGGCCTGACTAATTGAGATACCTAAGCGACGGATAGGCTCGATTTCGCCAGCAAGAGCGGACTGCAAACGTAAGACCGACTGTTCTGTGTCCTCGTTATACAGAGAACTCAGGTCGTAGGCCAGTTCCGTCAAGCCCTCGCTTAGGTCATAAGCTTGTTGTCGCGCTAACCCAAAACCGTTTGCCATAGACATGAACACGCCTTGCGCACGCATCCACTCTTCGGGGTCAATGCCAAGCCGGTCATTGACCAACATTGCATAGTTATAGGCTTCACCGTAAAACTCACCCATGGAGACCTGAAACAAATTGACTGTCTCAACGTAGTCATTAGCCGACTTTATCCAGCCAGAAATAACATCGGCAAGCCGCTTGAATGCCAAATAATAAATACTGAATTTAGCTGCCGCAGAACTGATGCCCGTCCCAAGAACGCCGAAACTTCTTGCTGCTCTGCTATTTGATGCCGTCAGACTTGCGTTGCTCTGAATAAGCCTCTGAATTCTGATCGGAAATGCTGAAAATCCATTGGATACCTTCTGCATTTCTGTCGCTAGAGGCCGCACAGCGGCGGCCACCTGCTCCATCTGCTTTGCGAATTTACCAAGGTCTGTCTTTTCAAGCGACGCACTGATCTCAGGGAGTTTCCTTAGAGCGTTGATCGTAGAGGAAAGGCCGCTTGCTTTCTGGATGCCAGCTAAGCTATTCATTGCAGCCGTGAACTCTTTGATTTTTCCGCTATTTAGATTTGCACCATTGATTAGCTTTGCTGCTTCCGAAAGTGCCTTTAACTGCTTTGTGGTGGTTGTAAGCCCCGCCCCTCCTTTAGCCGCGGTTTTTAACCCGGTCAATGCAGTAGTAAGCGCCTCAATCTTCTTTGCTGCATCACTGGACGTCGCCTCGATTTCAATTTGCAGGCTATCAATATCTACGGCCATATTGCCACCACCTTTCTATATTGGCACTTGGCAATAAAGCACTTGGCACTAAAATATAAAATTCCGCTACCTCAAACTTCATAGAGATAGCGGAAACCTCGATACGCCTAGAAATAAACCGGCCCTCCGCCTATTCCTAAGCGGAGGGCGATTATTAAATTTCAGAACTTAAAATCTGAGGTTGAGTAATCATCAAACATGATATTCCCACTTGCATGTATATCTTCTACTACTTCTGGCAATTCATCAAATCTGACCTCAATAAGATTTTCTTCATTTTCTGATATTGAATGGCTTGTGATATGTCCACTATCAACTCCATTTACATGCAAGTCAAAAAATCCAATTGTTAGATTTTGGCCCGTTTTATTGACAACAGAAAAAACTATTGCAGATTTTGGAACATCCAGATTATCAGCGGCATACACCGTTTCATACTGTACTACACCATTATATACTATAGAAATTTTATTGTCACTATACAAAGTATCGCCAATATTTAAGTCTCTTCTCTGACTTAATTCTTCATCTAATTCCTTTTGAGCATCCTGTTTAGTGGAGTCTACATCTTCTTTTGTTATAACAACAAGTTCACTTTTGTCATTCATGGTATCACAAAAAGCTATATCATCCCCGCTTTTGTATTCCTGGATTTGAATAGAAGTTTGGAAATTTTTCTCCTCTGATGGACAATTGAAGATAACTGTCCCAAGGCATTTATACACAGATTGATTGTTTTCGCAAATAATTCCAATCAATCGATCTACATCAATTGCACATACACTCGGGTTGTCCTGTCTTACGCTCTCTCCGACAAAAGATATTTCTAAGTTATAGTAGTTACCCGTTTCATTGATTGACTCAATATCGACACGAAAACTTCTATTTTGCAAAAATGCGTTTTTCACATCTTCCGTGCTTGCAATTTCTGGATTGTTAGAATCTGATGTATCATGATATTCATGTTCAGTACTCTCGCCACATGACGTTAACCCGATAATCATTAAAAAGGCAAATAGTACAGAAAAAAAATTCTTCATTTTAATCGCCCCCTTCATTATATGATACATCACACAACGGAAGGAAATCAATCAAAATCTCCGCTATCTCTATGAAGTTTTCAAGGTGCAACGGGGGCGCTATTTCTTTCCCCAGCTCTTTCCGGCCCTTACCATCTGACTCATATACGCCTTGGCAAACAATGCGTCCCGCTCTTCCTGCTGTTCAGATTTCTCTTTGGGCTTATCTTTCCCAAACAAAGGATATGGCTCCGTTCGATACTCTATCGGTTTTGCACCATTTTTGGCAAAAGCATGAAGAATGGGGGAGACGTCGCACAAAGCCTCATAAATGTACATTCCCATCAAATGGGACTCCGCATTTGTTCGCTCCATACGACGTCTATCAGCCTCCCTATAAATGTTCACCATCCACACGTCTCCGTTCCAGTATTGCTCCCATGTCATACCGATAGAGAGATAATACGAACAGTCACGCACGAACAGTTCTTCAAATGACTCTGGACCCTTTACAGCTCCAGAGTCAGTCCGGAGTTTTTTGCGGCGTCCTCGTCAACAACGATAGAGTTGGACGCAAGAGCTTGCTGATAAAGCTGAATGAGCCGCTTCACCAGTTCCTCCGGGATGCCGCCGCCCCACTTTTCGATCAACTTGTCTGTCTTTTCCCTAGAGATATTCCGGTGGTTCTTGCGGAACGCATAGTAGAACAGGTCCCTCATGCCAGTAACAGGATACTCAATGGCATCTTCCAGCTTGAATTTGTTACGTTCAGCAAATACAATACTCTCACGAGAAAAATCCAGGACATAAACTTGCCCGGTCTTATCATCAGTCAGGCGGGCAGGCTTTACGATGTCCTGAATATCAATGGTCTTTTCGCTCATTTGTATGCCTCCTCAAGATTGTTAATCAGGGTTCCTCGGTGGGTTTTGCCGCCATCACAGGGGCGCTGTTTGGGGTGATATAAAGCGTGGTTTCCAGCATGGAGCCGACGCTTGCCTCGTTCAGGCCAAGGGGGGCCGGGGTGCCAACGAAGTAAGTAGCATCTGCCAGCTGCGGATGAACCACCGCAAACCACACCTGCTTTCCGCCCTCAACGGCTGTATCGTAAGCACCCATCAGAGTATCCCACGCATCAATCAGGTCCTCGGTCAGGTTAGCGCCATACTCCAGAGCGCCGCCCAGGTCCTTGAGGCCCTGGACGTAGGTCATGTACTCGGTCTCCTCCAGGGTGGTGGAGTCAATGGTGTTGGGGCTGGGATTGAAGCTGGGCATGGACTTTACTTCCGGGATTTTGGTATAGCCGGTAGTGGGGCGAGTACCCGCAGAAGTCTCAACGGCATACTGAAGTGTCATTCCAGCAGTAGAAAGTCTGGGACTTGCCATAGTAAATTACCTCTTTTCTGAATTATTCTGCACGGTAGACCCAAAAATCTTTGCCCACCGTGGCTGTGTATCTCGCCACCATTCTGTAGATCGTGGCGTCGCTCAGGTTTGAAATAGGATTGCACATTGTCCGCGCAAATCCCAGTTTGGAAAATTCGCCATCAACGGCTTCCATAATGTCTTTTGCCTCGGACTTCTTGTAGCCGACGGTGTTGGTGTAAACATTTACCTCATACATCAGCGTTACAGCGTTCTCAATGTTGGTCGTTCGCATTCGCTGCACTACCGCATTGTCGCTCTCCACGATGGTCACGGCGGGAAACTTCGCAGGGGTGTCTACATATTCGCCACTAACGAATATTCCTGGAAAAGCCACCCGGAGGGCTTCTGCGACCTGACTGAATATCAGGCTCTCCACGTCAATCACTTCAACGCCTCCTTTGCCGCTGGGATAACCATTTGTCTGAGTTGCTGTGCCGTGTTGTACATATATGGTCTGGACGGCATACCTTTGGTCCAGTGCGCCCGCCCATCACGTCCAATGTACCACCACCCCAGTTCCCCGTGGTCGTTCACGTCATACTTCCACCCGGCGATTGCGATATTCGGGTGTTGATTGTTCTTTCCCACGATGCCGGTGCCAAAGCACACGAAAGCGGCATGGGCAGCGTCCGCTATGACATACCCAACACCAGACTTTTGCTCGGCGTGGATGCTGTTGTACAACTCCCCGCTATCGTAGGCGTTCATGTCAGACACGTTCATTTTGGCAATCTCAACGCCTTGCGCTGTCAGGTATTCAATCAGCTTTTGCGGTGCCTGCTCAACTTTCTTCTGGTACGCCTTGACTTCCTTCAACGCCTGATTGATGGAGTCCGTATTCAGTTTCAGTTTGATGGTTAGCATAGGCGGCCTCCGCTTTTACTTTCTGATCGAACAGGCTCTTTTCTGCTTCGTACTCCGACACAGTGACCCTCTTTATGGCGTACTGCGTAGAATTTTTCCACGGGGCTTTCCGCTTTACGATGTAGTTATACGGGCCATCTGTATCGGCCCCGTCCACCCACAGCACGGAGTTCTCATCGATGGGGCAATGCGGGTCGGCAGTGGTAGCCGTCCGGTCGTAATCCTCCAGAGAGCCAAACTGTTCCACCTCAGAATTCCCCTTGTTAGGGGAGACGCAGAGCATAGTGGATTTCAATTCGCTGTAAATGGGGACATAGCTGCCGGTAGGGTTTCCCCACTCATCCACAATTTCCTCTTGGCCCTCGTAAAGCTTGTAGAATACTGGCTGCTGGTTGCGCAGGAGGCTTCTCACAGGGCATCCACCTCCCGAAACGCTACCGCCAGCTTAGGAAACTGCTTGGCGAACCAGTCCACCATTTCTTCCTCCTGCGCCCAGGCAGAGTTTTCCGCAAGGCCACTTTCGTAGAGAAATGCATGAATAATCTCATGCCGGAAGTTTTTCTTCTCTTGCAGGTCGAGGGCCTTCTTGCTCCCCGGCTCTCCTCGCTTGTACTGCTTTACCACCAGTGTTTTGATGGTCTCGTCACAGTAGCCGTCGCAGTCTTTCAGGCCCTCGTCGTTTTCCTCCGGAATGAAATTCAGGGTGTATGTTTCGCCCAGCACATGGACTGTCATTACGTCACCCTCCCGGCCAGCGGCGTCACTTCCTGCAAAAGCGATTCGGAAATCCAAGCGGACTCCCAAGTTCGACTGATAGAGTTTTCTGTGTGCCCGAGCTGGCCTTCTGCTCCAATTCTGTTGTAGAGGTCAAGCGCACACCTGAACTGCAAATCCAGATACCGGCGCTCCAGTTCCTCCGGCCACTCTTGAAAAGGGTAACGTCGGGCCATAATCGCTGACTTTGCGCTCTCTAGGCAATCTTGCAGGACAGTTTCGTCAACCTCTTCGGTTCGGAGTTTCAGTCTCGCTAAGTTGTCCATTATTCCCCCTCCTCGATCTCCCGGCCCTTCGTTCAGTCGCGGGAGGCGGCGTCGGTTCATCCAACACCGTCCCGTGCCGCTTCATCATATCCGCGTCGTCGGCCTTAATGGGGAACGGAGTCCCAGCCTCATAAAACTGGTCGCCATAGCACACGCGGTAATTTGGAATAAACTTCATGCTGCCTCCCGCTTTTTTAGCTCTCAAATGTGGCCCCAGCAAAATTGAACTTCACAACACTGCTGTCATCCACAAGGACTTCAAAGGTGTCATCCTTTGTTACCCGGAAAATAATGTCCGGGTCAAATGCGATGCCCTGTTTGGTTGGAACCCCATTTTTCTTAAAGGTCATCTTGCTTCCAGTTTTCGTCAGGTGAAACGGGAAATAGTACCCACTGTCTTCTCCAGGGATAGAACTGAACTCAGAGTAACCAGTCACATGATGGAATGTACCCGTGACAAACCCGTCAGCATATACCTTCAGGTCATCTCCTACCAGTTCGGACACCTGCTTCCCCAATAGGGTCTGACTGCCGGGGAAAATGGTTAGAGTGTCAGACCCGATTATTCCCCCAGGACGTTGAGCACCGCCACCTCGTCCATGCGCTCGAAGGAGGGCAGGACGATTTCAGACGCAAAGGTGTTGATATTTACAGGATGCTCCTGAAGAATACGGGTAATCGCAACGCCTGTATTCACAATGGAAACTTCGGCGCCGGAGGCTCCTTGAAGGTCTGCCTCCTCGGGAGTGGTGCCATACCAAGTACTACCAAGAGCACCGTCAGGAATCAAACAAACATAGCCATTGGGCACAAATGCATGGGCAACCTTGTCCTCGTCCCGGAACTGCTTGTCGTAAATTGCAATCCGCAGACCGGACGTGGACTCTACAACCGCCTTTACTTCGGCGTCGGTCAGATAGCCAAGAGACAGGCCGTTGGTGGTCAAGTAGCGGTTCTTTACGGCGTCCGTTTTAGCAAGTAGATTGAAGGTATAGGAGTTCATAATCGAGACCGTCAGTTCAGTGCCAGTCTTAGAACGGATAGCGTCCTTGACCGTCTTGAATGCCGCAAAGGGATCAGCCGTAGAGGGCTTGTCCCAAGTGGCTGTATCAGTCAGTGCGGTGTAGTTAGAGGTCTTCCAGGAGCCGTCCGTATCATACTTGTAGGTATAGTTCACGCCATTTGCCTTGATCGCAATACCCACATCGCCACCCTCAGGGAACAGCAGCTGCATAATCATGCGCTCAGGAACAACGTTCGCGCCGTCAATAAGGTCACGGGTATCGTCAAATACACGGGCAATCACCTCGGCAGCATAGGGGTCGCTAGACTCCTGTACCCGCAGCATCTCTTGGCGGTCCTTCTCTTTGATTTTATAGCCCTCGCGGAAGAAAGGCATCTCGGTCTCCAGTTTCTCAAATCCAATCCGATCACGGAAGGTGGCCTTCGTGTCGAATGCGGAGGGCATCAGAGAGACAGGCAGCCCACGGGAGCCTTTCAGCCAGGACAAGTCAAGACCAGCCTTCTTGCGGGCGGGGAACAGCGTAGCACCCAGGTAGGGAATCTGGTTTGAGGCAACCTCAGTCCAGTTTGCCGCAATCGCAGCGGGAGTAAAAACTTCTCTCAAATCCATTATGTATCCCTCCTTACTCGTTCACGCCAATGTTGTCCCGCAGGATAATGCCGGGCACGTCGAAAGTGGCGTCCAGCGTAATACTTGCATGGTCCTCGATCTTTTTCTTGTCCACAACTCCCTGTACCAGCAGAGCACCATTGGGATTCTCAGTCGGGTCCACATCATACAGCAGCATACCAACAGCGGTAGCATAAGAGGTAGCGGCCACCTTCTTGCCTGCAGCGGTCATGGGCATACCAGCAGGGACAGCAGAGGCTTCCGTGACACAAATGGGGATTGCCACAAAATCGTCGGCAGCCAGAATTTCAACGGTGCCACCAACAGAAGTCTTACTAAACTTCATCTGTTTCTCTCCTTTTCAATCAAAAGTAATGTTTCAAACCTTCGTTTGCATTTTTGAGGGCATCGGCCCGCTGCTTGCCCAGTTTCTTGGCAAACTCCACGGCCTCATCCTTGCCGCCCTCTCCACCACCAGCACCGTCAGGCTTAGGGTCCTGCTTCACCAGATCAGCCCGCAACTTCTTCTCATAGGCAGCGTTGGCTTTCTGCTGATTGGCAAAGACCACATCCATCTTGCCGTCAAACAGCGCCTCTGCTGTCTCGCGGGCCAGCTTCTCGTCATAGCCCGGCATGGCGATATAGCGGGCGGTGTGCTCGGCAATAGTGGACTTGCGCAGAAGTTCGGTGTACTTGTCCTCCAGCGCCTTGCGGTCAGCGTCAGCCTGCGCCTTTGCGGCCTCGTCATCGGTCATCTTGGATTTGAGCTGCTTGGACAGGTTGGCCGCCTCGGTAGCCTTGGCATCGAAAACTTCTTTCTTCACATAGCCGCTCAGATCAACCGGGTCAGGCACATCAAGCCCCAGCAGGGCAGTAACCTTGTCGGCGTCGCTCATTTCCGCGAAGCCCTGGATGCTGTCGGTGGAAATCTTCATGTAAATTCTCCTTTTGGGTTTTGTAAGTGTTCTCTCACTATGTTTTTGGGTTATTAAGCGTTCTCTCGCTGTTGGGAGATTTGTACCGCCCCTTCTCTGGGGCCATATTCAAACGGCTGGGCCGCTTAAATTCACTTTTTCTCCGCCGGGGTATACCAGCACCGGCAACCAGGGTGGGGCTTGCTTGGTATGCTCCGGATGGGATAAATTTTCCCGTCTCGTTCCTTACACGCGGAGCACTCACGC